GCCGGGCCCGGGAAGTACGTCCGGATGAGGTGGCCCTGGGCCTTCTCTAGGGCAAGGTCGGGCGCGGGGGTGCGACCCGCACGGACCGCCGCGAGCGCGGCCTCCTGGCTGGTGAGCCACATGTCCACAAGAGCCAGGACATCGCGCTCAAAGTGGGTCCAATCGACCGGCGGTGGCACCTCGTGGACCAGGCCGCAGGTGGGGCAGGGGTGGGCGCTCATGCTGTCTCCTCCTTCGTCTTGGCCGTGGCGGCGAAGAAGTCGCGCCAGGCGTCGTCCGGCCACCCCGCGCCCGCACGCTCACCGGACAAGCGCACGGGCTGAATCGCAGCCAAGAAGTCCTCCCCCGCGCGGGCCATGACCATCCCCGGCTGCCCGTCAGACTTGCGAGGCATCAAGGTCAACTGGACCGGATCGCCGGCGCCGGGTGCGTGCGCGAGGCGCGCCAGGAATGCTGGATTGAGGAACACGGCGGACTCACTCGACTCGGGCTTCGCGGTGGGCCAGATGTGGCCGAGGCGCGGGTACTCGCCCGGGTCGAGGCGCCACGTCGCCTCGCTGACTGCGAAGCCCGACAGGAAGCCGCGCGCGCCCACTGCGAGCAGGTCACGGGTGAAGGTGAGCGTCAGGTCGGGATTCTCACCGCGACCAGCCTTGAACACGGAGAGAATCTGCCGGACCGCCGCAAGCGGCACAGTCCCGCGCAAGCCGTCCGGGACCGGGATCTCGTCGGGGCCGGCCGACTTCCGCCGGTGCATCGCCATCGTGTAGCGATCCGTGGCTGCGGCGATCAGGTATCCGCCGCTCGTGGCGAAGTGGATGCCATTGAGGATCGGCAGGACGCGCTCCGAGGCGGCGTGCGGGATGACCGGGGCCAGGAACGCGGCCAGTTCGCGGGCCGGGATCGCAATCTCCCACTTCTCGGGCGGGGTCTTCTTGCGTGGGGGCATGAGGGTGATACCTTTCTTCGTGGTGAACGGCCCCCGCCCTTGTGGCGGGGGGTGTTTGCGTGTTGGTGGGCGCCGCGGGCCGACGGAGGGGAGGACACGTCGGCCCGCGGGCCGGTCTTTAGGGTGCGCCGCGTTCGCGGGTCATGCGACTCTCGACTTCATGGCGTCTACGGCGTCGCGGGTGAAGAATCGGGCGCCGCGAATGCCGGGGGCCCTGAAGGCGACAGGTAGTGTGCCGTCCTCGGCCCAGCGGTTGATGGTGGCGGGGCTCTTGCCGAGGAGGGCGGCGGCCTCTGCGGTGCTCAGTAGGCCCGCGCTGCCCTCGTGCGGAACGTTGCTCATGGGATGACTAAACCACATGAGCAACGTTGCGCGCAAGGGGGCGGGCGAGGAACTTTACGGAATCTCGAACCCCTTACCTTCTGATCCAAAGGTAAGGGGTAGCCTTAGGTCACGCCCGTGATTGGATCGCCATGCCGCTGCCTTTCGAGGAGTCCACGCCGGACCTGCTCGCGGCGTTTCGCCTGCACGGATTAGCGTCCGGGCATTCACCCCGGACCCGCACTGCACGGGAGGCGACGATCCTGCGGCTATCCGAGGGGGCCGACCTGCTGACAGTGACCCGTGAGGATCTAATCGAGTGGCTCGCGAGCCTCGATATCGCCAAGTCCTCCCGCGCCACCTACCGCGCCCATCTGCGGGTCTGGTTCGGGTGGCTCGCCGAGACCGGGCGGCGCGATGACAACCCGGCCGCGTCACTCCCTGCTGTGCGTGCGCCCCGAGGTGTCCCCCGGCCAATCTCCCCCGCCGATGTGGCGCGCATCCTCGCTGCCTGCTCGGACCCACGCGCTCGCTCAACCGCCGCCTACGTCCTGCTCGCGGCATACGAGGGGATGCGCGTGCACGAGATAGCCAAGGTGCGGGGCGAAGACTTCGCCGGCGGGGAGGTGCGGATCACCGGTAAAGGCTCGGTGTCGTCGACGGTGCCGCTGCATCCCCATGTGGCCGCGCTGGTTGAGCGCATGCCGCGCGCGGGCTACTGGTTCCCGTCCGACTCCCCCGAGGGCCACGTCTCGCGCGTCTCGGTATCGCTCGCGATTGGCCGCGCGATGAAGCGGGCCGGAGTCACGGGCACCCCGCACGGACTGCGGCACCACTTCGGCACGCAAGTGCTTCGGGCGTCGGGTGGTGATCTGCGCACGACCCAGCGCGCCCTGCGCCATGCGTCCCCGGCCACGACTGCGATTTATACCCAAGTGGCAGACGAGGCGTTGTTTCGAGCGATCGGCGGGATTCCGGCTGCCTGATTTCTAGGGCGCAGCGCGGGTAGACTCGCCCCCCGTTACGGTTTCGTGACATAAAAACACATATCCGCGTTGCACTCGACACAGATATGTGTTAGAGTTTGAGTATCAGCAACTGAGAAAAAGCCCCCCGATCCGGCCAGGGACCGGAGGGGCGCGACCGGGAAAGGACCCCGACCATGAGCAACACTACAGCCCCCAAGACCGTCACCTTCGACGGCGCGCAGGTATCCCGCGCCGGCTATGTCACCACCCGGCGAGGGAGCCACGGGCTCGGCTGGGTCCGCAAGATCGATTGGCCCGAGTCCCGCGGCGGCCGGGTGATCGTCACCCAGGCATGGGAGGCCGTGCCCGATCACGAAATCCTCACGGTCGGCAAAGCCTTCCCGGCCTTCGACACGCGCCGAGAGGCCGTGGCCCACCTCGAAAGGATGCACTTCCATGGCTGACCGGCACCAGGTCTACATGAGCGAAGGCACCACCGCGTGGCTGCTCGCGCGTGCTGAAATGATGATGCAGCCCGCGAGCGCGCCCAAGCAGGCCGCTGCCGAGCTGGGCCTGTGGCGCGCGCATCTAGCCGCCGAACTGGTCCGCGTCACGTGGACGCTCGGGGAGATCGGGTGCATCGCGGACGTGCTCAACCGGCCGGTGGTCGACGCGGCCGTGGGCTCCCTCCCGTGGGCCGACTTGGCCGACGCCTTTGACGGCCTCGACGGTGTGTATGCCGCGAAGTGGAAGATCGACGAGGCCGCGCTGATCGAGCGCGCCCGGAAGCTTGGGCCGACCGCTTGCCACGCGCTCACCGCAGCCGTGTGGGCGTGGTGGACCGCAGGCGAGGACCACTCCCGCGACGGGTGGGCGCGCGTGGGTGTGCGCGTGATCGAGCCGTGAGCTAGCACCCCCGAATGAACAACAAAAAGCCCGCCCCCTCCTTCGGGAGGGGGCGGGCCTTTGCGTATGCCGCGTGCGGGGTCAGGCGAGGTTCAGCGCCTCGTCCTCCCACGCCATCGCGTCATCAAGCGCGTCGAGCAATCGATCGACGCTGATCTTGTCGCCCGCCCACATCAGGCTGAGACCGGCGCCGAGCAGGAGACCGGACGCGGCGAGCCACCGTATTTCAGGATTCATCGGCAGGGGTATCCTTCCACGCTCGAGCGTTCTTGATGTAGACCCAGCCGTAGGCGAGCGCCGACGCGTAGAAGCCCCACTGCTTGGTGGCGGTGGCATACGCGATCCACAGCGACTGGGCCCCGATGCCTACAATCCATCCGCGACGGTCCCGCTTGCCCGCGAGGTAGAGGCCGAAAACCCCTACCGCGGTCAGCAACCACGACCACCACTGACTCACTGTGGGCACGCCCACAGCAGCCCGGCACCGAGGCTGAGCAGGCCCGCGCAGGCGGCCAGGAAGCGGAGGTCAGTCATCGCTTGCGTCCGTAGTTGAGGCCGATGGGGGCGAAGTTGATCGGGACGTAGGTGTCGCGCGCCCGGAAGTGCCGCCGCAGGGCTGTCACGGCGTCGCGCTCGCGGTCCTTGTGGACGTATGCCAGCGTGACGTGCGCCCGGTGGGTCGGGTGCGTGTTGATGTGCGGGAGCAGGGACAGGCGGGCATGCGCGTCGCGCAGCTCGGGCGTCAGCGTGAGCTCGGAGACGATGCACGAGTACGGCTCGTCTTCCCATGGGGAGGGGAAGACCGTTAGCTCCGCCCCGACGATGCGCCCGGGCTCCCATCCGTCGAGCACCTCGTCGACCGCGGACCGGATGTCGTGGGCGCTTTGCAGGAGGCCGTAGAGGAGGGTGACGTGGCCCTCCTCCTGGCGCCCGCTGACCCAATGTCGGTCAGGGTGCGGGGATGAGTAGCACCACTCGTCGGGGATGACTCCCGACAGGTCGGGGGTGTCCACGTCGAGCATCACGCAGCCGAGCTTGCTGACCTCGATGCCCATGTCCTTGAGGGCGCGCACTGTGTAAGCGTTGAGGCTCATCGCACGCCGCCGTTGTCCCAGTCCCACACCTTGTCGGGCACGACCTCGGCCCCGGTCAGGGACGGGCCGTCACCCGTGGCCACGTCGGAGCCGATCGAGGTCAGCAGCGAAACCAGCGCGGCGAGCGCCGACGCCGAGCCGACCGCCTGCCAGTCCACGTCGAGGATGCCGGTCGCGCCGACCACGAGCAGGGAGACCGCGGTCTGCGCGAAGGTCTTGACCGCCCGTTCCCCGGCTGCGGCCCAGAATGCCTTGGTCGCCAGGGTCGGCCGGCTCACTGACCCGCCTCCTTGGCCTCGGCGGCCTCGGATTTGTCGTAGTGCGCGAGCATCGACGCGGCCTGGTCTCGTCGAGCCGTGAGGATCTGGCGCAGCCGGTCGCGGTCCGTACCCGGGCCAGCGTGCGCGGCGCGGACGTGCTGGGCGACGTGCTCGGTGCCGGGGCCGGTGACGGTGACCTCGGCGCACGCCACGTCGAGCGGGGTGACGATGCCGTAGAGCACCGGGCCGGCCGGTTGCAGTTCGACCCGCTCGGGGCAGAAGGGGCAGGCGACCGAGAAGGTGGTCGTGGTCGTGGCGCTCACTGGCCCGCTCCCGGGACGAAGGGCGACCCGTCGGGGTTGACCGGCTTGCCGTCCTTCACGAGCCCGAGCGCCTGCCGCAGCAGGCCGTAGACGTCGCTGCTGGCGAGCTTGGGGTTGACGTACCCCCAGACGAGGCGGGGGAGTTGGGCGAGTGCGCGGCCGTGGTCGCGCTGCCGCTCCTCGATCCGGTCGAGCTGCTGGGCGAGTTCGTCGAGCGTGGTCATGTATGCCTCCTTGGCGGCGGTGGTGAGGGGGCCGGGTATGCCGTCCTCGGGGATGGGTTTGTATCCGGGGGTGCCGCTCATGGCGGCGTTGATGGCCTTCTGCTCGGCGAGCACCTTCGGGTCGGCGTTGCCGGAGTGTCGGTCGATCGACGACTGCAGCCGGTCGGGGTCGAGGTCGGCGTCGCCGTGGTCGTTGCCGCTGACATGCTTGTGGGCGCAGATGCCGCGGAAGCTGTCGTACTCGGCGCTGCTCATGCGCGATGGGGTGTGCAGGCCCCAGGACGCGGGATATTCGATCCATGGCTTGTCGGTCAGTACGGGTCGGATGCCGGTGGCCTCACAGATGGCGGCGATCTCCTGGCCGAGCCAGTCATAGTCGTCGTCCGTGAGTCGGTCGAGGTCATACTCGGCGTTGCCGTGCTTGGCGGCATAGTTGCCGTCGCTGTAGCCGATGATCTCGATCTGCACGGCCCCGTCGCGGTTCTCGCTGACCGGGGTCGACGCGGGGTTGAGCAGTGCCCGCGCGGGCATGTTGAGCGGGAAATGCTGGTAGCGCCGGCGCCGCCAGGGGTCGAGCGTGACTTGCGGCGCGGATGCGCCGCCGCTGTAGCTGGGAAGGGTGCCGCCCTCGGTGGAGTGCAGCACCACCTTCTCGGGCGTGACGAGCGACTGGGGGTAGTCGTCGGCAAACCACGCGGTGCGGTCGTAGCCGGACATGAGGATGGGCTGGGCCATGCGGGCCTCCCTTTCTAGGTCGAGGTGGACGGCCCAGGCGAGGGCCGCGAGGTCGGAGCGCCCGGTTGGTCAGTCGCCGCGCTTGCGCGGGTGGTAGACGGTGCTGGTCGACTGGCGCAGCTCCCGCAGCCGGTAAAAGCCGACGCGGGCGAGGACGAGCCAGGCGATGAGCAGCGCCAGCGACGACACGGCACGCCAGGACGCACCGTCGGCCATGCGGTCCACGCGCACGGCGATCGCAGACAGCCCGAGCAGCACGATCGCGGCGTCCTCGGTGAAGATGGACCGACCGGCCGCGGATCGCTCCCACCGGAACCCGCCGCCGTAGATGACAAGGAAGACGATCCACACTGCCGTAGCCAGTACGGTCGCCGCCAAGATCGCAGCGTCCCAGCTCATTACGCACGCCGCCTTTCCATGCGTCTGTATGCCGCGTCGAGTCGCGGCGCGAAATGGTTCTCTTGTCGGTGCCACAGCAGCCGGTCGGCGAGCCGGGCCGCGTCAGCCGCGACCCGCTCGGTGCGGTCGGCGCGCGCTATAGCTTCATCGAACGCCCGGCGCGCGTCGTCGCGATCGACGGCTCGACGGCGCCACGGCAGGTAGCGGCTGATTGTGCTCACGAGTCTGCCCCCCGGCGCTCGGTTTCGCGGACTGGTGGAAGTGCGAGAAGGATTTTCTCGACGGTTGCGCCGACACCGTCTTGGAGCGCGGTGAGTGCGTCCTCGGCCTTGTCCGCTCTGGCCCTCTCAACCTCGCTGGCGGCCTTGTGCATGGCGACCACCTCGTCGTGGTGGCGCCTGGGGATGAAGTCGCCGCGGATGATCGCGAGCAGGACCGCGACCCCGACGGCGCCGCCGCTGATCCCTGACCACGGCAGGCTCGACAGGAAGTCCATCGGCTCAGGCCGTGACCGTGCGCTTGCCGACGTCGCGGGGCGGGCGTGGCAGCAGCCGGCGCGGCACCGGGGGGCAGTCCTCGTCAGCCAAGACGACGACGACGAGGGTGAGCACGTCGCCTTGGGTGAAAGCGGCGGGTCGCCAGTCACCGCACGGGCGCAGCCAGCGGGGCCGGGTCATGCGCCCACCATCACTTTCACGCCTTGTGTGGCATATCCGCCGACGGCGACCGACGCAGGCAGTGCGCCGCTGCCAGGAGAGGTCGCGTAACAGCAGTTCGCCGCCATGCCGACGTCGTTAGTCGTGCAAGGCGGCAATGACCCGGCGCCGAGGGTGGTCATCGTCGGTGCTCCGCCCGTCGCGCACGCCGCCAGCCAGTAAAGCCCCGGAGCAAGGTTGAGGGATAGGCCAGTAATAGACTTGGCCCCGGTGGTCCCCGCGTCCACGGTGCCGGCATCGAGAACAAGTGCGCCCGGCCGGTCGAGCGAGTTGGCATCGTAGACACCGAGGCGCACGGATGCCCCCGAGACGGCCGCGTCCACCTTGCAGTGCATCGAAATTACCGTCATGCTCTCCGGCACCCAGAACGGGCTGACGTAGACCCGGTCCGCGACCACTGCCGCGCTACCCGGCGTGTGCGCGTCGGGGCCATAGAGTCGCCCGCCGCCAGGGTCGATGCGCCGATACCCGCCATTGAAATGGACATTGTTCCGGGTGTTGTAGTCGCTGACGTAGTTCGTGGAGTTGCCTGAGTTGTCGATCGCGGCCGGGGTGATGGAGGCCGAGGACGAGTAGCGGCCGGCCAAGGTCACGATCGTCCCCTTGACCCCAGGGTTGATGCGGACGTTATAGCCGTCGAAGCCCTTGACCCCGTCGATGAAGTTGTTGTCCTGGTACACATCGACGCCGTAGTCGAAGCCAGTGATCGGGTCATTCCGGCCGGGGATGAAACCTCGAACTCGGTTGCCGCCGAAGTTCTGCGATGAGGCCACCGCGAACCGGACCACCGAGGTCCCCGACGCCCCCTCCTCCTTGGAAGAGTCGAAAAGTTGGAGATCTTGGACCGCGTTGTCGTTGCCGGCAATGTGGACGCAGGTGCCCCCGGTGGGGACGTGCAGATTCTCGATGCGCAGGTCCGCGAGCTTGTTTGTGCGAGGCGCATAGCCGCCGCTGGCTTTGAGGACGACCGCGCCGGATGGCCCGACGTTAGTGCCGCCGGTAGTGCTGTTGAGCAGCAGTGACTGGATGGTGTTGCCGTTGAAGGCACCCGTGCCGATGAACCAGGGAATGTCGGCGGCGGCGGCGTTGACGGGCGGGTGGATCGTGCACCGGTCGAAGTCGCACAGCTCCGTCATCCCGGCGTCGATCCCTGGCCCGCCGGTGTCCTTTGTGACGATATCGAAGATGTGCGCCATCGTCAGCGATTTCGTGCCGGATAGTTTCAGCCCTGACTTCGCTGCGCCTGCGGTCCCGTCGCCAAGGATCGTGAACCCGCCGATGCGCTGGTTGCTCATCGAGTAGCCGGACATGCCGCCGCAGTCGAGGACGGGCTTGGTCTGCCCGGTCGCCTTGATCGTGGTGAGGCCGGTGCCGCTGCCGATGATGGATACCTTCGCGCCGCTAGGGACAGTGATGCCGGAACCGGCGTCGAAGGCGCCGGGGCCGAGGTTTATCACCGTGGGGGTGGCCCCTGCGACGGCGAGCGCGGCCTGGATGGTGGCCTTCGCGGTGGACCAGGTGAGGCCGTTCTTGGAGTCGTCTCCGCCTGCAGCGACGTAGACGACGTTTGGGATGCCGCGCTCAGTGTCGGCGATAGCCGTGGCGGTCGCGGTGGAGATCGGCTTGGCGGCGTCCGAGGTGTTGTCGACGCTACCGAGGCCCACGTCGGCCTTAGTGAGCGCGAGCGTGTGCGCTGGCAGCCATTGACGCGGACCACCGTTCACGCTCACCCAGACGGCCGTCAGCGCGCCGACTTCCGGCCGCACGAGCGGGAAAATCCCGTCAGCCGGGATGGTGATAATCCCGCCCGGGATCGCAGCGCCCGCCTCGTCGATCACGTCCGCGATCGGAGTGCCACCCAGCCGCGTCAGATACAGCACCGCCGACGCGCCCGGGGTTGCGACCTTGCCGAGCTGATCGACGGTAGCCGTGCCGCCGACGGGGATGCGAGCCATTCAGTACACCTCTCGAATCGTCTTGGTGTGCAAGGCTTTAGACCTGCGTGGACTTGAATCCGAGGGTTACGCCGTCGCCGGCCAGCGCCGGGCTGTCGGCAGCAGCGCGCTTGACCCAGATCGCGCGACACGACCCCGCCGGAAGGTCGCCGATGATCAGTGCCGTTGCGTCCGTCACTGGCGCCGAGAAGGTCATGCCCGAGGGTGTGGTCGTCTCCGTCGCAATGACCACGGCCTGCGCGGTCGTGGACCCGATCGCAGACGCCGGAGTCGGATCGACCGCGATCGACGCCGACGCCGCGCCCGGCACCTGCGCCTTAATCCAGACCTTGAGCCCCGGCATCGTGTCGGTGGCGTGCGTGTTGACCACGAAGAAGCACCGGTAGTCGATGACGCTGCCCTTGTTCTCCGCGTCGCTGATCGTGTCGAAAAGCGCAGGCCCCGCCGACGTGGTCGAGATGAACTTCCCGAGAGAGGCGTTCGGGGTGGAGGTAGAGGCATTGCCCGCCGTCCCCGCCGAGCCCGTTGAGAGTCGGACCGCTAGATCCGATGCAGTGAAAGCCATTGCGGCGCTGCTCCTTTCATGACCACCATGCCGGGACGTTGGCCGTACAGGCGTTGTTGACGGCGGTCGCGTCGGCCGTGGTCCAGGCCGTCCAGCCCGAGCCCACGCCCGGGTCGACACGCGCGGCTGCCAGGTGCCCGCCGCGCGTGATCTCCACCGACATAGCTCCGTACTCGGCCGCGAGCTTGTGGGTATTGAGGGGTGACGTAGGGTCGTCCTTCTTCTGGTGCTTGACCTTCGTCTCTGTCTGGAAATGCAGACGCACACCCGTCGAGGCGTGCAACGACTTCATCCGCGCGTAGATCGCGGCATAGCCCTCGAACTTCCAGACGCCGGATACGAGCATCGCTGCAATCGAGTTGTTCTCGAGGATCGCGAACTTCGACCCGAACTTGGCGATCTGCTCATCCATGAGCGCCAGAGTCCGGTCGTCACTACTCGACATGCCAGGCGGGTCCGCCGCACTGATCGACTGATGCGGGTTGTAGGCAACCGCCGTCGCCACGCCGCGCGGGGTCCAAATGTCACTCCAGATATCGAACCCCTCGGTAAAGGACGCGAGATCACCCGCCAACGTGTAGTGCCCGGATTGCTCCACCCACGCGCCGGCCACCTTCTTCCAGCAGTGCAGCGACGCAATCCGGTTCTCTGGCAACGAGAACTGCTTGATGCAAGGCTCGGCGTACTGCGTCATCGGCAGGCTCATCGCGATGACCACGACGTTCGGCTCATCGCCGATCGCCGCCGCCAGAAGCTCGTGAAACTCCCGCACCAGCTGCCAATACAGCGGGTCCGTCCAGTTCGGGATCGGCTTCTTCAACGGATACCAGCGATCCGCTACCGGCTTCGTGCGCGTCGATGGGGCGGCCGGCTTCGGGTCGTAGCCGTCCGCGCCGTCATTGGTGTACCAGTACGGCTCAGCGTCCGCGGTCTCGCGGAAGCCCAGGACGCCGACCAAGTCCTTTGCCCACGTCGGCGCATACATGCCGTGGAAGGGCCGGATAAAGACGTTGAGCCCGTTAGTCCTCGCCGTGGCGATATCCGCCCTGAGCGCGTTCACCTTCGCCGTGACGAGTGACCCGCGTGCGGACTGAAAGACGTCCCAGTCGACCTCGATCACCGTGGACCGTGGCCGCGAAGCCGAGATGATACCCGGCTTGACGATCGCGTCCAGGATGCCCAGCGTGTCGCTGAGCGAGCGGCCCATCGTGCCGCCCAGCAGACCCTTCGGCTTGCTCGCGTCAGCCACGCGTTTCACGTCCCACGACAGCGCCAGTGACGTGTACTCGATGCTCGTCGGGGCCGCCCGCTGCACGTCCCACGTCAAGGACATTGGGCCGTACTCGATCTCGCCCGCCGGCACCAACCGCTCGACGTCCCACGCCAGGGCGAGCGCGTCGTACTCGATATCACCCGGGCCCGCGTCGCCCTCGACGATCCGGATCGTGCCGCCCACCGGTACGTACAGGTCATGCCCGGGAATGGCGTAAGCGCCGCCCGTAGTCGGCGGCGGCGGGTCGGTGGGCGCCATGGCCACCCAGACAAAGGTGACCTCCTTGCGTCCGCCAAGCATCCCGTACCAGCCGCGCAAATCCCACACTCCCGCACGGCAATAAGCCGTGAAGGTCGCGCCGGGAAGAAAGGTCGCGGCCTGACTCAGAATCCACAGATTCAGCCCGTCAATATCCTGCGGCTGGTGCACGTGCGCGATCGGCGGGAAAGCCGCCGGCTTTCCCGCGACCTGATCCCAGGTGACACGCCCGCGGACCTCACTCTCCGGCGCCGCCTGCTCACCCGGCTGCCCCTGATAGGGCAGCGTCCGGATCGGCATCAGCCCGTAGCCGGGGTCGCCACGATGGAGCCGGCCAGGTCACGGGCCACCGCGAAGAAGTGGCAGTAGCGGAAGACACCCGAGCCTGAGAACCCCTCGCCGATAGTGAAGCCCTGGATACCGAAGTCGGTGGGCGTCACCTCGCTCGACGGGGTGTCGCCGTTGTCCTTAGTGAGAGTGAATACGACCGGCATCCCGCCGCCGCCAGGGCCATTGATTGCCGTCAGCATGACGATCGGGCGATCCGTGCCAAAGGTGCCCACCGGGATCGCCACGCGACTGTTCACCGACGCCGGGCCGCCACCTGACGGCCAATCTACGCGCGCCTGCCCGGACAACTCCTTGCGGCCCGGCGTGATCCGTGTCCACGCGTTCACGTCCGCCGCCGTGGCCACATAGAAGGCGCCCGGGTCTTCACTCAAGGTGAAGACCTCGCCCACCTGCGGGTCCTCCCCGGATGCCGCGTAAGCCGCGGACCGGAGGGTCAGCGAGTCCCACCGATTGACCACGAGCCGCGATAAAGCCTCCACCGAGGCCGTCAGCTGCGCCGGGAAGCTCGCATTGCTCGGATCACCCACCGGCACACCGGAAATCGCGTCCACATCGGTCACGAGCGGACCTCCAATCGCATCGAAGAATCGCCTGTCAGGTCCACATCAACCCCATCAAGCACGGCCAGCACCGCGGGCGCCTCCGTGTCGATCAGCAGTAGGTCATCCACATCGGCCCACGGCTGCCACGACGAAAAGGCCTCGAGCGATCGACGCACCGACGCCGACCCCGCGAGCGCGTCTTGTGCCGCCGCCTCCGCCTGTGCGTCAGAGCCGATGCCGTCCATCTCGACGACATGCGCATAAAGGCCGTAAGTGCGCGGCATGGCATTGAGCCCGCGCGTCCGAGCGGCACGAGACCACTGCACGACATCCGCACCCACATATGTCGGGGAGCCCGGCCGGTCGTCGACCGCGATGCCCCAAAAGCGGCGATCCCGGTCCCGCACTACGACCACGTTGTACGTCTCCGCGTCCGAGCGGGCCGACCCCCACGACACCGCCGACGCGCCCTTGCGCACCGACCAATCTGGGGAGCCCTCTACGCGGCGGCGTTGACCGACCCGCCACACGCCGCGCAAGTCGCACCACACCGACCAGCCGCACGCGGCGGCCACCGACTCGATCGCCGACCACCGAGAGCCGGACTGGCCAGACTCGCATTTCGTGGCCGCCAACGGCACATCCGAGACGTCCGCGAGTAGCCGCGCGTCCGGGCATGCTCCCTGGATCATCGCGGCCAGGAACTCAAGTGCCGAACCCTCGGCCTTGACGTCGCACAGCAGGTCCGCCCGCTGCGCCACATACTCCTCCGACTTGCCCGTCAGCGACCACGTGCCCGCGCTATCCCGCGGCGCATCCGTGATCCGGCAGACCCCTTGCGGCGCATCCACCCACTCTCGACCCGCGCGGATCGACGTCGACACCATCACCATGTGCCCGGCGCCCAAATCCAGCCGCGGACGGTCCGGCAGGTCCGGCACTACCAAAGTCAGCTCGTGACGATGCACATAACCGGCCGACGAGCGTCGCCGCGCCGACGACACCGGCAGCGGAATCGCGCCACCCCCGACCGGCAGCAGCGTCGCCTCCACCCGCACCCGCGGCACCTGCCCAGCGCTCAGCATCGGCGCCGCCCGAGGATCAGGAGCGCTCACTGTGTCCACCCCGCGACCCCGGCCTTGAGCTGATCCCACGTGGTCGGATACGCCGACGCGTATGCCGCCGCGTCCGTCAGGCCCGCCACCGACTCATGCCAACCCCAGCCGGGAATGCGCAGCGGGTCCGTCGTCGTGACGGCCGGGCGGGCGACCTGGGTGACACCGAGAGTTGCCAGGTGCGCCCACGTGCCCTGTCCGCCGACCTGCTCCCACTCGGCCGACTCGACCAGGAGCCACGAGTGCGCGAGAGGCGACTGCATCGACTCCTGCGGGTGCCACAGCAGCGGCCCCGAGTCGAGCAGTTCATCAATCGCGTCGCGCTCCCGCTCGTCCCACGCCTGTACTGTCAGCGACCACTCATCGGATCCGCTTCCCAGCCGACGACCGGATGCGAGCGCACCGACAAGATCAGTCCGACTTACTTGCAGTCCGCGCGTGCGGCGCAGCGGGCGGCCCGCGATGATCATCCGCGCCAAGCTCGGATGCTCGGCCGAGACCAGCCACGCCGCCGAGTCGCGCGGCCACACGGCCGGCATACGCACCGCCACCATCGACACCGGGTCCGACCGGTCCAGCGCATACACCACGGCTGCGCCCGGCGCGACTTCCGCGTCATAGGCGTGACCCTCGCCCGTCGAGACGATCAGCGGCGAGCCCGACCGCACCGGCACCCACGCCGACCCGTCCGAGCGCCATACGGACGCCTCACGCACGCCCGGGACGCGGACGCGCAGCAGCACGCCCGGAAACCCGTCGTGCACCACCGCAGTCAGCCGGCCATCCGCCGACGTCACCTCGACACCCGGCACAGTCGGAGTCGCCGGAGCAGCGAGCAGCACGCTCACGGCCGGCGCCGTCGGCCGCTGATGTCGTCGATGACAGTCCGACCAAGCACTCGGCCGTCAGGCAGCACAAGATTGACCACGAGCGGCTGGCTCGGCCCGGACGCGCCTTCGGTGCCCATCTGGCCCGGTGCCCCCGCGAAAGCCGGCACCTTCGCCCCGAGTTGCACGGACGACGCCATACGCGCCGACGCAGCGGCGACGGTCGCGCGTGACGCGTCCAGCCCGTCCGCCAGCAGCCCACCGAGGCGCTTACCGGCACCGCCGTTGTTCCACGCCCGCAGTGGACCCTCCTTGACCGGTGAGCCCGGCAAGAAGCCCTTGATCTTGTCCGCGACACCGCGCATCACGTCGCCAATCGCAGCGATCTTCGACTTGATGCCGTCGATGAGGCCCTGGATCAACTCGGCCCCCTTGTTGTACAGCAAGCTCCCGAGCCCGCTCAGCGCCGACGTGACCTTCCCAGGAATTTCCCTGACGGTCGAAACCATGCTCGAAATCTTGTCCGACACAGCCGTCTTGATCCGATCCCAAGCGGAGCTGGCGGTCGACTTGATCGAATCCCACGCCAACGACATCGACGTCTTCACATTCTCGACCGCCGTCGACACCAACGACTTGATGCCCTCCCACGCCGCCGAGATCAGGGACTTGACGCCCTCCCACGCGGCACCCGCAACAGACTTGATGACGTCCCACGCGAGCGAAAGGACCGACTTCACAACCGCGATCGCACCAGACACGATCCCCTTGATCAGCTCCCACGCCGCCGAGAGAATCTGCTTCATCGCCTCCCACGCGCCCGACCAATCACCCTTGATCAGCGACAAGACAAGGCTGATGATGCCCTTAATCAGGTTCAGTGCCGGCTGGACTATCCCCACGACCGCGGCGAACACCGTCGCAACCGTGTTCATGATCCCCTGGCCCCAGTTGGTCCAGATGAACCCAATCACCTGCGTCACACGCTGAATCACGGCCTGCACGAATTGCAGTGCGACAGAAACGATCTGGCCGATGGTGGAGAAGATCGTCCGCACAGCCGGCATCAGCGGCGCCAAGCGCGTCATCATGCCCGTGGCGACCTGCTGCACGATCGCCAGGACCTGCGCATACCAGCCCCGCAGCGCCCCGACGACGCCGAGAAATGCGGGCACGAGAGTCCCGCGAAGCCAGCCGACGAAAGCCTGGACGGTCGGAATCATCGCGACAAAGCCCGCCCTGATCCGCGCGACCGCATCGAGCACCGGCCCAGCCCACGACACCCCGTTAGCAGCGTCATTGTTGTCGCCGCGGAGGATCGAAAGTGCCTGCGACGCAACCGCACCCATCTGCTTCAATGCCGACCCGACCGGCGCCAGGAAGCGCCCGACCTTCGGGGCCACATCGAGCAGCTTCGACAAGCCTTGGACGATGAAGAGCCGAACCGGCAAAAGCGCCTGACCAAAGCGCGCCTTCACGTCTTCAGTCTTGGCGGCGAGGATCTTCTGTGCATTGGCCGCGCCGTCCGCGGTCTTCGCGAAGTCACCCATCGCCCGGGCGCCGTCATTCTGGACGATTGCCAGAACCGCCGTCGCCTTCTCCGCTGCCGTCAGCTCCTTGGCGGTCTTCTTGCCTGTGGCCGCGAGCGCCTCATGCTCGACGCGGGCGGCGTTGATGTTCGGAATGACCTTCTGGAGGGAGTCATACTCGCCCCGGAATGCGGCGCTGATCCGGTCGGCCACATCGTCAGTGCCGAGGTTGTTGAAGCTGCCCAAGTCGGCCGACATTTGCACGACGGACTTGGACATTTTGGCGGCCTCGCCGCGCAAACCCGATCTGCGAGAACATATCCCCGAAACCGGCTGCCGCGTCGAGCGCCGCCTGCCGAGACAAGCCGAGGCTAGTCGCCGCTCCCTGCGCCCACTTGTCCATGCTGGCGAAGTTCTTGCCGAAGATCGCCCCGGCCTTGTTGACCGTCTCGTTCAGGTCGGACGCGGCATTGGTGGCGGAGTTGAAGCCCGAGACGAGGGCGCCGATGCCCATCGTGGCGAGCATCCCGCCCGCGAAGCCCTTGAGCGAGCCGCCCATGCCCGCGACGAAACCGCCGCCAGCCTTCTTGCCCGCAGACTTCCCGGCCGAGTCGCCGATCCCGTCAAGCTCGCGCGAGATCTGGCGAGCGCCGCCCTTGAAGGACGGAATAATACTGACGAACCGGGAGGCCAACTCCGACAAGCGGATTCACCCCCGATGCGCGGCTAGAACCTTCTCGAAGTCGACGGCAGAAACACCGACGTGCCGCCCGCCGATGCGCTTAGTGCGCTTGAACGGGTCCGGCAGCGTGCGCAGTTGCGCGCGCTTCTTCGCCGCCTGCTGCACGGCGTTGTCCACCAAGATCTGTAGGGCCACGTACTCGCGGGAGACGGGTTGGGCCAGACCGCCCGTCGCCGCGCCGACCTGTGAGGACGGATCAGCGATGAGGATCAGCGCGAGCCGGAAAGCCTCACCCCACGACATCGCCCGCGTACCGATCGCGCTCAGCGGGATAGAAAACCTTGTGCGCCAGTCGTATTCAAACGCGGAGCGGTGCCCCTCGATCAGATCGAGGAGCGTCAGGATTCCGGGAAAGTCGCCTCCGAGTGCTCCTGCCAGGCAGTCTGCCACTCACGGAACATGGCCTTCATCTCGCCGGCGTCCATCTCATCCACAATCGCCGCCGCGTCACCGAGCACCGAATCCAGGACGAAGAACATGAACGCCAAGTCGTCGTCCTGCAATTCCTTCGCCTTGCGCAGGATCTTCGTCTTGAACTTGAGCGGGATGCGGACCTCGCCGACCTCCGGGTCAGGCGAGTTCCACACGAACGTGTGACCCGCCACCGTGTGATGCGGATTCGGGGCAGCCGTCGTCTTCGGCTCAGTCTTGGGCATGCACGTGCCTTTCTGGTTGCGCGAGTGAAGGTTTCAGCGCGAGAAGTGAGACCCCGACGCGGCCTCGCGCAAGAACCGCGCCGGGGTGGCTATCAGGCCGTCTTGAGCGAGGTGTCGTAGACCACCGGGTCGTCGTAGCAGACGATCTCGATCGGGTAGCCGATCGGCTCGCCACTGGCATACGTGATCGCATCGGACGCCTTGAACACCTCCAGGCGCGTGCACGTGACGACCTTGACCTCGGCGCCGTCCAGGATCGTGATGACGCCAGCCATAGCACCCGACGACTTGCCCGGGGTGATCGTGTAGGTGCCGTGCGTCGCGGTCTGCGTGACCGTGGCCGCGTAGTAGGCCTCGACGGTCGCGACGGTGGTCTCGATGAGCACGCCCGCGTAAGTCAGCTTCGCCTCGGTCACAACCTCGCGGACCGTCGCCGCATTCTGCCACCCACGGATCGGATCACGAGAGACTTCGATCGACTCCTCCAGCCCGTCTTCGGACAAGTACCCGAGCGGCTTGAACGCCGCATGCAGGCTGCCCGTGGTCGACGTCGGCAAGGTGGTGCCGACCGGCGCCAGGTTGATCGACCCCGACACGGCGACGCGGACGGCACCCTTGGTCAGAGTCGGGGAAGCGATGGACTCAGGCATGGGATTCTCCTAAAGGTTGCTTGGCCCGCGGGCCGGGAAATGGGTTGAGCGCGAGGGGAAATCAGAGAGCGCGGAAAGTCAGCGCCAGGACCGCATAGAAGCGCGGAGGTTCGTCGTCCGAGACGATCGAGGGGGCCATCGTGCAGCGGGCCATGACCGGCGCATCCGTCGCGAGAGTGGCAGGCCAGCCCAGCAGCAGCCGGACAGCATCAGCGGCCAAGTCCCGCGCGTCCTTGCGGGTCGGAGCCCACGCATTCAAGCCGATCCGAGCGCGGTCCAGCACACCGTCAATCGGCCCGCCGTCGCGCCTGACGGAGACGACGCGCTCGGGGTAGGGGGTGGTCGCCTCGGTCGGGCGAGACACGCCCACGTGGACGCCAGGAAGGTTAGCGCGCAGGTACGCCGTCGCGCGCAACTCGACATCGACCGGCTCGACCGCCGCGGGCTGCCACGTCATCCGAGCGCCCGCACAAGATTGCCGGTCTCGGCCTCCACCGCCAGCGCGTGATCCACATCGGAGCCCACGCGAGCCACCGCGCGGTCCGTGTGATCCACCCACGCGCGCAGAGAGTCGCGATACTCGCCCGTGCGCACCGGAGCGCCAGCCTGAGCCCGCGCGAGCACCTGTGCGGCCTCCGCGGCCAGCATCGCCGCCACATCCGGGGCATTGAGCATCGCCTTGATGCCGGCGCGGTTGATGACAGTCCGGTCAGCCATTGACGAACGACACCTCCATCACCGTCCGCGCCTCGCCCGTCACCGGCATGCGCCACGCTGCCGGGAAGCCCTCGACCAGACACACGGCACCCCGAACCCGCACCCGAGACAGTCGCGACACGTCCAGTTCGCCATCGAAGTACAGCCTGTAGCCGGTGATGACGGCCTGACGATCCAGGTTGTCCGGCTCGCTCGAAGACACCGGCTCCACAAGCGCCGACAGCGTGCCCGTGGTAGACGGGGCCTCCCACGACTCCACCGACCCACCCGAATACGGGTCCAGGGTCAGCGTCGGAGCCAGCAGGTCCACCGGCTCGAAACCCGCACCGGCGAAGATCACGGCTGCGACCACGGCGGGGCGGGGATGTGCAGTTCCCACCAGTTCAGCGGGACATCGCTCACAGCCGCCGGGGTGGTGGCCAACTCGAAAGCCCCCGCCGCGGCGGGCGAGTCGTTGAACATCGCGCACAGCGATTGCAGCTGCGCGATCTCGGACGGCCAGAACATCGCCCGGCGATCCGCGCGGGTGTCCAACGCCACCGAGAACGGCCCGGCCGTCTGCTGAGACACGGCACCCGAACCCGAATCGTGCCAGCGCAACACGGCGCCGCGAAGGATCGCCTTCGCCGCCGCCGCATAATCGCTAGCCGGGAAATCAGCGTGGCGGAGGCAGGGGGCGACCGCGCCGGCCAGCGCCTCCGCGTCCTCGATCATCGCAGCGGCCTTCGCCGCGTCGATGGTCGCGAACGGCGCGAGGTCAGCAGGCGCGAGCAGCACAGTCGCCCCCTTCCGTCACTTCTTGTAGCCGGAATCCAGCAGCGCGTCGACGATCCCCTCGGGGACCTCCGTCACGGCACCGGTCGGGGCCTTGAGCTTCACCATCTTCGGGGCGGCGACATCGGCCACCACGCCCGCGTCGGTGACCTCGCCAACGCGTGCAACCTGCTCCTCAAGCGAGGGCGGGGTCGGGTCGTCGGACTTTGCGAGGTCGTCGGTGGTGGTTGCCTTCTTCACAGCCATGCTCACTCCTGTAGCAGTCGTTAGCTGGCGTTCGTGAACTTAACGAACGAGGCCGCGTCGTTGACGAGCCAGCCGTACTCCGCCTCCGCCAGGATCGCGACGAGGTTGTTCTCGAACAGTGACACGAGGTTGCCGTTGATCGTGACCGTCGCCTCGGTCGAGACCTTGTAGGAGATGCCGCCGACCGCGCCCCACGCGCACTGAGACCAGTCGCCCAGGTAGCCGAAGATCTTCGGGGCGGCCGCGTACACGCCGTTGCCGACGAACGCCTGGTAGCCGAGCAGGCTGCCCTCACGAATGAGGCCCGCCTTCTGCGTGTAGGTCGCGTCCAAGAACAGCGGCCGGCCGGCCGTGTCCTTCGTGCCGTTGAACACCGGCTCCATGCGTCGGTCGAAAGCCCAGCCGTTCGGGTACTTCCCCGCGTTGATGAGCGTCGCCAGGCCCGCGTTCAGGTCGTCATAAACGGCCGTGAACGCCGGCGCCGTGCCGGTGAACTCCTGCGTAGAAGACCCGGTGTCGAGGTTGGTCGTGAACGGGGAGGAAGTGCCGTGCATCGCAGCCGCGTCGAACGCAACCGCGAACGCCTCGGCGATCTGCGGGCGCAGCAGGTCCATGTAGCCGCCCGGGTTCGCCCGGACAACCTCCGTGGACGCGACCGCGATCGCGGCGAGCTTCTTAGGGTCCATCGTCTTGAGCGCGATCGACCCCTGAGAGGCCGGCTTCTGCGCGCCCTCAGCGACCCACCCTGCGGACATCTTGCCGGTCACGACGGGGATGGACTGGCCATTGATGCCGAGCGGCACCCGGCGAGCGAGCTGCTGCACGACAGACTGTTGTGCAGCCTGCTCGAAGATTGCCTCGGACTGGTCACGGGTCAGGAACCCCGAGAAATCCGAGGTCTTGGTTGCGGCGGTAATCGCCATTGAGTCCTCCTTGGGGACCTAGGGCAGCGGCGCTAGCCGATGCCGAGCTTGGATCGGAGCGCAGCCTCCAGGCCGTCTCCGTTGAGAGGAAGC